GACAGGACGCCGAACGCGACGTTCTGGCCGGCATGCAGCGTGGTCACACGGACGCCCATGCCGTGCAGACGATCAAGCACGATCGCCTGTGCCGGGAAGCTGAAGCCGGTATCCTTCTCGGTATTGGCGACAGAGTCCGCGATCGAGAACGGGATGGTGGCGAACTGCGTTTTGTCCCAGGTATCGATCAGAACTTCGTTCGGACCAGACGGAGCAATGCTGGTCATAACGAAAAACTGACCGCCCGGGGCCATGCCGTAGAGATCGACCGTTGCCACGGTGACATCGACGAAGAAGTTGATGAAGCCGCGGGTCGGGGTGATCGGATTGGCCAGCGAGGCGCCCGTCTTGTCATAGAGCGTCGCCTTGTCGGGGGTGCCGGCGGTGCAGACTTGCACCGTACCGCCAGCAGCGATGATGTTGTTCAGAGTGAAGCGATCCTGAAGCTGGATGCGCCATTCGCGGTTAGCCATTGGATGGCCCTTTCGATGATGTGGGGATGAAGGGGGAGACGGGCCGGCGGCTGCCAGCCCGTCAGGATGTGGAGGCTTAAGCCGCGGCCGCGGTCTTCACCGCGATGACGCCGAAGTCCTGTACGGTCTGGCTGTCGTAATTGCTCTTGTACTGCGGCTTCAGCATTCCGATCTTGCGGCCGACGCCGATGCCCTGGCGGTTCTGGTAGTCGGTCTTGTCCGACTCTCGCCAGAACATGTTGCCGATCATGGCAAGGCCTGCGGCCTGGCGGCCGAGCAGCAGCGCCTGCGCGCCGTCCACGGTCGAACCCGAGCCCCACTTCGAGCTCGCGCCCAGCCCAAGCGTGTTGAACACCTTGGCGTGGCTGTACAGGATGACGCCCTGCACGGTTGCGAGCGCGCCGGTAAACAGCGGGTTGCTCTTGCCGTTCTTCTCGGCCGACCGCACGATGGTCTGGTAGGTCGGGTCGAGAACGAGATCGCGCTCCTGCTCCGGGCTGATCACGAGGCAGTAGTAGCCCTTGCCGCCGTCGCGGATCGGATTGAGCCGCTTGCGGATGGCCAACTGCTTGGCGCGCACGATCACCGCCCACGACATCTTGTCGGAGGTGGTCAGCGTTGCCTCGCTGGTGGCCGAGCCGGCATAGAGGATGCGGGCCGAGGACGGCGCGGTCACGTCCGCAGCAAACCGCAGCGAAGGAAGCTGCGAGTTGGTACGGGTCGAACCGTCCAGCTTCAGCGTGTAGGCGCGTCCCGACATGGTCAGGAACATCAGCTCGTCGAGCTTGTCGGAAAGCCAGAAACCGAGTTTGTCCTTCCCCTCCTCGCGGAAGCGGATGACGGTCGCCTGCTCGGCCATTTCGCCCTTCGACTTCACGCCGTGGCGCAGCTGGTCGATGCGGATGGTCTGGCTGTCGTTGATCAGCGACTCTTCGTTGTCGTCGAGCTTGTTGTCGCCGACCACGCCGTCGTTCTGCAGGTCGAGCACGAGCTGCATCACGCATTCGAGACCGCGCTCGGTCTCGGTCAGTTCCTTCACCGACTGGATGATGGAGCTTTTGTCGCTGTCGCCCTTGCCGACGAAGCCGTTGGAGAACCAGAACGACTGGTCGCGACCAGCCATCCAGGTTTTTGCCGACCAGACGCGCTTTTGCGCGCTCTGGAGAGCGCCGAAGTCCGTGGTTGCCATGTTAAAGTGACCTTCTTGGAAAGCCGACTATGCGGCTGAAAGGCCGAGGATTTTCTCTTGAACGCCTCTTGGCAGAGCCGCGATGTCCTCATCGGACATCATCTCGATCGCGGCGGCGGACGGCATGCCGCCGTCATCTGTGCCACCACTCAAGGCGGCCAGGTTAGGCGGTGCGTTACCGGCCAGATCGAGCTTTTCGGCCCGCGCCTGTGCGGCGGGGCTGAGCGGCGGTTTCTGCGGTGTGGCGGCGGGTGTGGCTTGAGCTTGCGGTTGACCGTTCGGAAGGACGATGCCTTGCTTTTGCGCGCGCGTTGCGACGAGAACCGGGCCAAGATCGTCCATCATCCTGCCCATCGTCTTGCGGAGTTCGAGGTCGGCTGCCGCCCTGTTGGACAGGTCGACATTGCGTTCCTTCATATCCGCTTGCGCGCGTTCCCGGACCAGCGCCCAGTCTGCATCAGTCCCGACCTGCTCGAACACGGACACCCAGGGGTGCTCGGTTACGACCTGTTGGGTTTGCTGATGCACATAGAGGCTGTCGTCGCCGGCCGCCGGCTGCTGTTGCTTTGGCACCTTGGCGAGCAAGGCCTCCTCGCGGATGGCCTGCAGCTGTGCCTCGAACGAACGCTCCTGCTGCTTGTATTGGGTCAGCGTGATCTCGCCATCGTCGAATTGCTTCGCGAGGGTGTCGATCTGAGCGTTGATCGCAAGCGTGCGGTCCTGCGGCGTGGGCTGCGGGGCTGCGGCCGGTGTGGCCGGTGCCAGAGGCGTTGCGGCCTCAAGGCGTCCCCGCAGGCGGGCATTTTCAAGCTCAGCGTCACGCAGCTTGTTGTTCACTTCGTCGAAGCGCGGCTTGGGTATCGTCAGCGCATCGGTTTGATCCGATACGACGGCGGGTGGTGCGGCTGCGGCGGCGGCGGGTGTGGCTGCGGTTCCGGCGGCTGGCGGTTCCCCTTGACCCTTGGCTGCTGCCTCCTCGACTTTAGCAGCAGCTTCGGCGTCCTGGAGTTCCTTCAAGTCGGGATCGATGTCGACATGCGCCGCGGCAGGTGTTTCCACCGTCCCCGTAACTGTCTCCTGATCCACAACCGGACTAGCTTGAGCTTCATTCCCTTGAACGGTCATTCACAATCCCCTGATGTCGCTGGGTGGCGGAAGCGCCCGTGCGGCGGCGGCCCGTTGCGGTCATGTCGCTGACCGCGGGCGGAAACGCTTGCGCTACTCGGCAAGCGAGCGAGGACGGCCCGGCTTTTGACCAGGACGGCGAAAACTATGTTGGCGCGTTAGTGCCGCGCGCTCGGCGCGCGCTGGCCCTGCGCACGCTTGAAAGTCTGCTCGGCCTTTAGATCGAGCGTCTTGTGGCTGTCGTCCCACAGCATCCAGGCCTGCTCGGCCTTCTGCGCGGTGGATTCGATCCCGGCCAGCATGACGTCGGTGAATGACGGTAGCTCCGCCGTGCCGTGCTGCCATTCCATGGTGAACTGCGGATCACCGTCGGCGTCGAGCCAGATCAGGCCATAGCGCCGGTATTCGGCGTGCCCCGCCTGATGCAGGACGGATGGGCCCGGCACCGAGTGCGGGTGCGTGAACACGAGAACCCAGGCACCGTCATGATGCAGTTCGCGGTTGAGCAGCCGAAGCACCTCGCCGGCCCAGAGCAATTGCGGTGCGACTGCCGAGAGCGAAGCCGGGTGATGCACCAGCAGATCGCCGTTGTCGCGCTGGATCACGCCATAGTAGCGACCGTCGCCTTCTTCCATCTCGCCCTCGGCCTGAAAGCGGCGGAGCAGCGTCGGGGTGATGACGAGGCTTTCGGAAATGTGCATGTCAGGCGACGATAACCGGTTGGCCGTCTGGTTTTTGGCGACCGTGCCGTGCACGTTCCATCATTGCCAGAAAAACCTCCCTTGCCAACCAAGCTGCTGAGTGGTCCGCATAGTGTTCTTGAATAACATTCGACCCCGCTTCGACCATGTCGGGGGTTATCTCGATCTCTGGTTCTGTGCTCATGATGCCTCGCTAGTGAATTCCGCCGGGCATCGCGGCCTCGGCTGGCGTAAGCGACGGATTCCCGACGGCTGGGGCGCCGGGCGCCGGCAAAGCCTTCTGTCCGGGCGGCGGCTGACCTGGCGCTTGCGGCGGAGCGCCCGCGCCCAAGGCTTGCAGCCGCTCGATCCACTCGTCCTTGCGCGGCATCGACGACATGCCGATGATGAGGTCGGCAAATTGCGGTAGCGCCTGGCCGAGCACGGGCCCGATCTTTTCGAGCAGCTGCATCATCTCTTCGAACTGCGCATTGGCGAACGTCGCCGACAGCGGCGCTTCATCCACCACGGTGGAATACTTGCCGAGCGTGATGTCGTTTAAGATGCGCTTTGCGCCGCTGACCGGATCGGCCAGCATCTGGTTGATGGCGACTTGATCGTCCTTGCCGTCTTCGCCGGTGATGCGGTAGATGCGGGCTTCAGTGTAGTAATTCTGCAGGATGTAGAGGTGGCGCTGGCCGAGCAGCAGCTTGGAGCGGCGCAAATTGTTCATGTACATCTGGACGGAGACGACGGCCTGACGTTGGCGGGCCAGCACCGCGCGGCCCGATTGGGCGGTGTCGTGTGCCTCGCCAAGCGCGCTTTCGTTCACGCCTGAAATGCGACGCACGTCCTCGTCGGCGTTGCGTTCCAGTTTCTCGTAAGCCATCGAGGGCTGCGAAGCGCCGATCTGTTCCGGCTTGGCGGTGCCCTTCTTGTATTTGATCCGCACGCCGGGGGCGGAGCCGAACTTCTGCAGGTTGCGCTCCTGCACCGCGTCGAGCGAATCGTCCTCGTAAAGCCAGCCACCGTTCGCGGTCTTGGCCTCGATCTCGATCCGCGAATTGCGGCTCTTGTTCTTCTCGCGCTGCGGGTCGACGAGGTCCTCGACCATGCCCCGGGTGATGCCGCGGCGGAAGTACGGGAAATATCCGGTCTTGGTGTAGCCGTCATAATAGGACGGCGCGTCATAAAGGATCAGGTCGCCGGAGATCGTCGTCCACTGGATACGCTCCACGGCGCGGCGCTCGACCCGCAGGGGATTGCCGACCATCTCGCCCCATAGCAGGGCCTTCTGGATGCGGTCCTTGCCCCAGCTTACGGGCAACACTTCCTTGTCGCCGGTCTCGAGGTCAATGATGACGTTGCGCGGCTCGCGTACCTTGTGCTGGATGTCGAGGATGCGGATGGTCTTGCGGTGCTGGTCGACGAAATGCCCCATCGAGCCGTAGAAATTATCCCAATAGTTCGACACGTCCTCGCGCGCGCCGAAGTAGCGCAGCGGCGAGATTTCATCGTTGATGATGGCTTGGCCCGCGATCGGCTGGATCGGCGTCTGCCCCATCGTGAACGGGCGCAGCAATTCGGCGACCTTCTTGCCAAGCCATGCCTCGATCTCATCGATCGAGACCATCTTGCTTTCGATGATGTAGCCCGCGCTTTCGTTAAGGTCGTAGGTATTGGCGTCGGGGTCGGGGTAGATCGAGAACGGATCGGATGCGGTGGTTTTGATCTCGCCGAGGTCGTTGTCTTCGAAGTCGAGCCGGGTGTCGTACCAGCCCCGCCCGCTGGCCAGACCGTCGAGGAACACTTCCACGTCCACGAAGTCGAGCATGGAGCCGGTGGCGATTGCCTTCTCCAGCTTGCTCAAGGCGTCCGCGACCGCGTCGTTAGCGCGGGTGTCCTGCCCCGGCTTGTGGGTGATGTCGGTGCGGTTGTTGCCCTGGTAGCCCATGATCAATCGAACGATCGGGGCTACGATATTGAACTTGAAGAACGGGCGGCCTTCGGCTTTCAGCTTCGCCATCTGGGCGGCTGAATAGTGACGGCCCTCCAGGATATCGAAGCATTCCTTGGCAGACGTCGCCCAAGGCTCCTGCGCCCACAGCGCCCGCTGCCAGCGCTCGGCGTGCAGCAAGACCTTCTGCGGATCCTGCTCGGGGAGCTTGTTGCCGGCGACGGGACCGAATTTCATTGTGCTTCGTAGACGCCGCCGATGAAGAGGGTCTGGCTGCTCGCACTCGCGAACGTGCCGTCATATTTTACGGCGTAGACATGCGCATCGGCGGCGAGAATTTGGACTCCGAGAGCGACACCGGTTGTTGCATTCACGCCGGCTGCGCCAATCGAAGCGTTTGGCGTCGAAGGCAGAGTGGCGGTGAGATAGCCCGATGCCGTACCAGCGGAGTTTACGGCGATAATGATTTCAAACCACGTCGTT